ATAGCGGGCGGTCAAGCACATAGCCGTCGACGAAACCCTCGACAGCGACCCTGTCGGCCGCCGGCAATCCGAAATCGGCCAGCAGCTTCGTGACGAGACGATCGACCGGCGTGCCTTCAAGGCGCCCGTTCAACCAATGCCCGGTCTCGAAATTCGCGCCATCGGCCCAGATTCCGGAGAGATCGGGGAAGGCAGGAAAAGGCCGCGTATCCCAATTCCAGACGAAGATCCCGTTGGGATCGACCATGCGGATGCCGCTGACCGGATGGACCGGGTTGCGCGCCACATCGAAGCCGACTCGCGCCGGATCGAAGCCCGAGATGATCGCCTCCAGCGCCCGCGCCTGCACGAGATCGTCGCGCTCACCGCTCGAAAACGGCGGATAACCGCCTTCGTCGGATTTGGGATCGGGGAACCTATTGGGCGCGTTGGCGCCCTTGTCGACGGCGGGAACGCCGATCTCGGTCAGCCAAATCGGCTTCGCTCCGGGCACGAACGGAGTCGCGCTCGTCTCGACGCCGCCGGCGCGGCGGATATGGATATGGCTCCACCAGCCCAAGAGATCCTTGGGCCGGAATGTCCAGGGCTTGCCATAGGCGCCGTCGGCAATCGGCAGGCGCGCCTGCGCGGCTCGGCCCGCCTCGTCGGCATAATACCAGTCATAAGCTTCGCCGGTGGTCAGGCGCTGGCGGAGATGAGCCAGATCGGCCGGGCCGCGTGCGATCGCCACATCGGCATGATCACCGGAATCGCGCCAGTCCGAGAGCGGGGGATAGAAGTCGATGCCGATCGCGCCGATCGCGGACGAAGCCCAGAGGGTGTCGAGCGGAAAATCGACGGTTGCCCCGTTGTCACGGACATCCGCGCCATACTCGGTCCAGTCTGCAGCGTAGGTCGCCACCGTGCCGGGAAGCATGACTTTGACATCCTGGGCGATGGCGGCGAGGTGACCGACCATCGGATACCCGCTCGCCCCGCGCAGATGCGTCAGACCGACCATCTCGGAGCCGATGACGAACCCCTCCACACCGCCGGCAGCCTGTGCCAGCGCTGCGCAATGCATCACGAGGCGACGGAAGGACCATTCGTCCGGCTTGGTACAGGTGACAGCCGCCCCCGCCACCGCAATGTCGGCGGGCCCGACCGTCCCGACGAAGGATGCGACCTGCGCGGCAAGGGTCGCGCCACCTTCCGGGCTTCCCGGCTGGCCCGGCGCCGGATTGCAGGTGATGCGGCCACGCCAGGGGTAGCGCGGCTGGCTTGCCACGCCCGAATAGGGATCCGGCATCGTATTCCCGGCCGGGATATCCATCATCAGGAACGGATAAAGCACGACCTCGAGGCCGTAATCGAAGCGCAGGCGCCGGATCAATGCGACGACACTCTCGTCCGAGGGCGTGCCACCAAAAGCCGGCCTCCCGCCGACCTGGCTGACGACGCGCGCCGAAGATCGCGACAGCCCCGCCACGGACCATTGTGCACCAACCGTCGGCTTGTGCGGAATCTCGATGCGCGGAGCGACGCTGCAGGTCCCGGCGCGCAGATCGTCGCCGAACCATGACACGACCAGCGACACGCGGCGCAGATTGGGACAAAGCGCCACGAGGTGATAGAGCGCCGTGTCGGCATCGCTGCCGCCATAGAGCTGGTGGCGCGTCAGGCTTTCGCTGACACCGGGCTCGGGTTCGTGGCTGACCGGGCGAATGTCGTAGACGAATTCGCCGGCGCCGGGCGTCAGCGCGACCGCCCGGATCATGCCGCCCAGCCCATCGACGGCGCGCACGACCTCGAAATCGAATTGCGGCACGCGATTGCCGTAATCGCCGAGCGGAAAGCGCTCGAACACGACATAGGCAAGCCCGCGATAGGCCGGCGCCTCACCCGCCTCCTTCGCCACGATCAGCGGGTCGGGTTCCTGTGTCTCGTAGCCGTGATGGACGCGCATCTGAACGGTCTGGACATCGAGCTCACGCCCATCGACCCAGATGCGCCGGACGAACGCGATCGGCCCCTCGCAGAGGCCGATCGCGAGATTGGCATGATAGCTATAAGTCGTTTCGAAGGTCTTCTTCGAGCGACTGCCGCCTTTGCCCCCGCTCTTGGTGCGCGTGATCGAGACGGTGACCACCTCCTCGAAGCGCGTTGCCCAGATCAGTTGCCCACCAAGCCGTGCGCGGCCGTAGAGGCGCGGGATCGCGGCACCCTCCGTCGCGGCAAGGCCGTTCACCTCCTTGAGACGCGGACCGTCGACGACCTTGTTGCCGCCGGAGCTGCCGAGCCAGGCCTGATCGATGGTGGCCCCTGTAAGCCCGCCCAGCGCCTGGCCGATGACGCCGCCAACCGGACCGCCCAAGGCCGACCCGAGCGCCGCGCCCGCCACCTGGAGAAGAAGCGTCGCCATCAGTCCGTCACTCCCGGAAAGGAAAAGGCATGGCTGAGATGGCGCCGCCACCAGGGGGTGAAGGCGACCTCGGCGACCGCGGCACCGTCATGGGCGTGGATGATGCGGTCAGGGCCGGCGAGGATCGCGCAGTGCTTCGCCGGCAGGTGCTCGCGCCAGCGGAAGAGCAGCACGTCGCCAGGCCGAACATCAGTCGGCGCGCGCTGCTGCAAGTGCCGGGTGGCGGCCACAGCGAGTGTCTCCTGCCGCAGGCTTTCCGCCCAACTCGGCGAATAGGGCGGCGGCTGCTCCGGCTCGTCGCCGCAGAGATCGCGCCAGACGCCGCGCACGAGACCGAGGCAGTCGCAGCCGACACCACGCAACGAGGCCTGATGGTGATAGGGCGTGCCCAGCCAGAGCCGCGCGGCGTCGACGATCTCGTCGCGCCTCATCGGAACAGGCTCCCGCCATCGAGCGCGCCATCGCCGGGGCGGACGCCGCCGATGATGAAGTCGGTCGTCGGCATATGCGGGAAGCCGCGGAAATTGACGCCATTGCCGAATTTGGCGCGGCAGGTCGCGAAGCTCTTGTCGCAGCCCGGCGTCACCCGGAAGCGGTCACCGGGAACGATCGGCGCAGTCGTCGCCTGCCAGAGCTGGAACCGCGCCTGCGCGCCCTCGCGGCCATGCCGCTTCACCTCGGTGGCGAAGCCGGCATTGCCACCACTGGTGAAAACCAGCCGGCCGCCCGTGAAATGCCCGTCCGGATAGGACGACATGCCCTCGGCCGAAAGCGAAAGGCGTCCATCACTCCCGGCAACCTCGGCTTCAGCAGCGACGAGCGTGACGCCACAGCGTGCATCGCCGAGATCCGCAGAGCAGGAGCGCATGTAGAGCCGGCCCCGCTCCTCGTCGAAGGCTTTCGCGAAGCTGCGGACCTCGGCGGTAAAGCTCGCTTCGCCGCGCTTGATCTCGCCGACGAAGCCTTCCTCCAGCAGCACCCGCTGGCCGGGATCCGCCCAGTTGACGAGCCAGACACGGACGCGCGCATCGTCATAGAGTCCACGCACCAGATCGGCCTCGTTCAGCCCGAGGGCGGCGAAGGCGCCGGCGACCTCCCCGCCACCGATGGCGAAGCCCAGTTCCGCTGCGCTTTCCGCAGCTTCGAGACCAGTCGTGGCGGCGAAATCAACGCCATCGAAGGACAGCTTGCGGTCGTGATCGGTGAAGCCGAGCACGAGCCCGTCGCGGCGCGTGAGACTCCAGCAATGGCAGAGCGTCGTCGCAGCCGTCTCGATATGGGCGGCGAGACCGGAAGGGATGTCACGCATCGGCAGACCTCAGGGGATGATCTCGATCACGGGAACGCGCGGGATCTCACCGGCCGCGAAGGCGGATAGATCGACCTCGATCGCGTCGATGTCGAAACGAACAGGCACGTCGAAGGCGAAACCGGCGGTCAAGACAGCAGCCGGTGGGGGGATCGAACCAGTGGCGAAGGTGAGCTGACCGGTCGACAGGTTGCAGGAGAAGGCACCACCGGCCACCTCCACGCCGTCCATTGCGATCCTGACGCTGCCCTCGCAAGGCTTGGTGATCTCGCGGCTATAGGCGGACGCGCCTGTCCCGTAGGCCTTGCACAGCTGGAACACGGCGGCGACGCCATCGCCGACTCCGATGATCTGATCGGTCGCGGCCGGCTGGTGCGAAGGCCGGCAGCTCTTCCAGTCAAGCTGGTCGCGCCAGCGGAAGCCATGGAGCCGGCCGCGGCGTTCCTCGAAAAAGCTCACCACCTCCGCCAGGGCGTCGAGGTTGCGAATGCCGAGCCCGGCATCGTAGCGGCGGCGCGAATGGGCCCAGCGGCTGTTGCGAACCTCGCGCCCGGAAGCAAGCGCCACGATCTGCGTCTGGCGCTCCGGCCCGCCTCGCGCCCCACGCGCGACATCGAGCGGGAAGCGAACCTCATGGAAATCCGGCATGCCTCCCTCCTTCAGAGAGCCCGCCGGCCGCGCGCGACAGCGCGGGCGATGGCGGCGGAGACCTGCGCCTCCGAACGGCGGAAGCTGTCGGCATCGGGGGTCGAGACCTGCACCACGACATTGAGCGGCCGCCCCTGCCCGCCACCGGCGCGCACGCCGAGGCGTCCGTCAGGACCACGCGCGAGCGGCATGATCGCCTCGGCACCGCGCTCGCCCATGAGGCCGAGCCCGCGCCCGGTCGGGAAATAGGAGGGCGAGGCGACGATGCCGCCCTCGGCGAAGGGCGCGACCGGAATGCTCCCGCCGCCGGAACCGCCCAAGCCGAT